TCAATGCATGTGAACCAACATTTTTTGTTCTCTGTCTCATCCATAAAAAAGATAGGAAATGTTTCAACCCAAGGAAAAAATTCAATCTTCCGAGAGTTCATCACCTTCAATTCTAACGATTTCTTTGTTGATCGCTTGGATGTACGGGTCTTGGTTTGTGTAGTAGTTTTCTTTACCTTCGCTTTCTGAGTTGTAGTAAGTTTCTTTAGATTCTTCTCCAAATTCTTCTGAGTTTTCACGTTGAGCGCAGTAGCGCAAGAAGTTTGTGAAGTCTTCTTTTGACCAGTCATTGAGGATACTTTCTTCTGGGTCATTTTCGTCCCATTCGATGACGAATGAACCATCGCCTTGGTCTTTGACATTGATCATTTTAAACAGGGAACTGAGTGTACTATACCATGATTTTTTGAAAGCGTCAACCTTCCAGTATGGCGCATAAAGAGGATAATTATAATTCATTTTAACATATCAAAGTTAACACTAATCCTATGAGTTGCTTCAACTGGACAAGATGGACTATGATATATTCTACCATCAAAAATTAAAATGTCACCCCTGTTTGGAGATTCTCTCCTCCATTCTTTCATAGAACCAAGATCTTCATTTGAATCATATTCAGAACGATCATAGAACACTGTGTCACCATCTGCGTCATTTACATAATACAAAATACCAAAATGAGGCAAGGAACGGATATCAATATGAGGACATGGATTTACAACCCTGTCACGTTTAATAAACAAATTGACTTGGGAGCGAATAATTTCTCCCGACAAGTGATGTCTATTGATAATATTTTCTACTCCAATATTCTCAATTAATGGACCAAAATAATCGGAAACAACTTTATTATCTTTAATTAAAGTGTGTGCTAAAATTGACACATCATCATAAATTTCAAATTGTTTTGGATTAGTTCCATCAACAATGGTAGATTTAGTAAATCCCCAAGCAAATTCAGGTTTTGATAGATGATGTTCAATTAAATCTTGTTTTTGATTATCAACACAACCACTCCATCTATGAAAAACAACCTCACCTAATGTGGGATGATTTAATTTTGTAAGACCACTACTCATAATGATAAAATAATAACTCCCAAGGCGGGATTTGAACCTGCGACCAATCGATTAACAGTCGATAGCTCTGCCACTGAGCTACTTGGGATTGGAATAAGGGAGGCGCTGTTTCTACTTACAGATCTTTTGTACTCCTCCTATCTATATATTACCCAATTAAGATGCCAATTGCAAAAATTGTGTCATGACAAATCTTCCAAGTTTTTTACCCCTATCTTGCTCTTCAATACTAACCTTAGTTGCTTGATGAGGTATTGATGATGGGAAACAAAAAAGTCTGTTATGTTTACATTCAATTTCAATGTCCCACTTAGGAAAACGTAGGTTGCCACCAGTGAATTTTTTAGGTTCTCTATAAAACCAAGTAAGACAAGTTAATTTTGCATAGTCTCTATGTTCTTTATATTCGTCATTATTTTCATAATATGCGATTTGTGTAAAATCTGTTTGAAATGAATTAACATCATTAATTGCCCAATGAGGATGATTCCCAAATATGTGTGTGTTATTTAATACTTTTCTATTTACTTCTAGAATATTAGAATAATTTCTATTTGGTCCAAATAAATTATCCAACCACATAGTCCAATTATACTTCATTAATTGTTTATTACCATTTTCATCAACACCCTCCCATGCTCCACCATTTTCAACACTAGATCTACTCATTCTTCTAGGATGGCACATATAGTCCAACTCTTGCCAAATTTCCGTTAACTCAAATTCATCATAAAAATTATCGATTAGGATATAAGGAAATTCTTTATCGGAGTAAATAATATTCATAATGTGTTGTTAATAGGAATAGGGGGAATTGAACCCCCACGGGCATAATGCCCAACAGATTTTAAGTCTGGTGCGTCTACCAATTCCGCCATACTCCTATGCAGTTTCATCATCAATACTCCAGGTTGGTGGATGAAATACACAATACTCATTGAATGTGATCTTCATCTCTTTTTCAGTTAAATTGCAGTTTTTTGCTGCTTTTGGAAGATTCCATTTTGCAGAAAATAACATTTCCATAGACTGTCGAGTTTCTGGTCTCATAGTAAATTAAAATTAATATTAAATCTACCAAAGGTAGTAGATGTAGTCGTAGATCTATGAGAATCTTGAGCATTAAAAACAACTAATCTATTTGCAACAGATTTTACAGTTTGTCCATCCTCAAATTCAGTGTAACCATCACAGGTATTCAATGATAAAACTGCAGCAACATTTTGCCAATTAAGATCAGTATGATAGCGATGATATTTAAGTTCCTGAGTCCATGGATAAAAATTTGTTTTTATCCGAACTATTGATTTGTAATCAAATACTTTTTCTTTAATGACGGGTAAAATTTTATCTCGAATCTCATCAAAAAATGGATGCCTTACTTCATCTTCAGAGTAAATTATTGCTATACCCATCCAATTCCATGGTGGCATCGTTTTTTCTTTGTCATCAAATTCAGCAACAGTTTTTTGGATTTGCCACAAAATTTGCCTATCATGCTTACAAGTCATTACAATTTCAGAAATGTACTCAAAAGTTTCTTTATCAAGAAAATCATCAAATACTTTTCTGTCAATCATTATCCTTTAAAAATTGTTTTTGGAATTCCTCTACTTGATTTTGAATCTCATCAGGAATGGGAGCAACTTCATTTACAGGAACCATCAATACAGATTTTCCATCAGAACGAGTAATTTTCCAACAAACACGTTGATTATCTGTGAGATCTAAAAGAAACTCAAGATTATCTTCTGCTTGTTCAAGTGTAATTCCAATTGGTCCAATCATTTTACAGCAAAACAATAAGTAATCATATCAGGATCGAGAATGTTTTCAATCTCACTGACAGTTTCAGAGAAACCTTCAGAACCTTCTTCGTCCCATTTCCAGTTTACAGTTTTATCGTATCCTTCATCGTCTACGATATTAATTGATCGTTTTGAGAAATTGACAAAGACGTGTGCGAGGTGAGTGCTCATGCAGATTCCTGACTACCTATGTAGTATAGCAGACGCGAGGTGCCCTGTCAAGTCAGTTCAAGAAAATTGATTTGCCTGTAACAATAACGATGCCGCCAGCAGAAAGAACCATTCCAAGACCTGCCTTCATCGTGATTGCGGTGGATGCTGACATAAAGACAAAACCAGCAACAACATTGGCATTATATGCACCCGTAATAACATTAGCATTATATCCTGTTGCTCCACATGTAAGTGAATATGGTCCAAGTGGGTTAGCAATAGTATATCTAGGGATGGCATCAGCAGATAGACCAGGTGTCATAACTGTCTCAACAGATCCACCAACAAATCTACGAATACCTGTCATTGCCTTAGGAAGTACAGAAGGTGGAGTATTAATCATCTCAACCAAATGAGGAGTGACAATTTCAATAGAATTATCACCACTAAGAATCATCTCTGCTGCAGAACAAGACTGCTGACTGCAAGAGTTTTCAAACATACTACCAGTAATCTTGGTAGATGTGGATGCTAAGTTTGCTTCGGCACCTTGTAACTCAAACTTAGCACCAACAACATTCACATCGACATCAGATCCAAAACGCATTGTATGCTTCTGAACTTTTTCACTCTTATCATTACCTTTTTTATCTACAATTTTAGGAGAACCCTCAGCACCAAAGAAGAAACCTCCACCAACTTCAATATGACAATCTCCAGTAATTTTAAGGAAATAATCACCCTCAACATTAACTACCTTGTCACCATCAACTGCAGAACATTCATCACCATGTACTTCTTTTGTTGATGTTCCGTTGAATGTAGTGTGATCAGCATATAAGGTTCCATTTTCACCTTTACCACTATTCTGCGATTTGATATATGACTGAATTTGTTTTTCTTCTTCCTCTACACTTAAGGTAGTTCCGCCCGATTCAATATTAGCTTTACGAACCTCAGTTCTTGCCTTATGTTCTGCTGCTTCCGATTGATTAAGTGCAACAGATGTTGTAGTTGTTCCACTAGCAGTCTTTCTAATGCTTGCTCTCCTACCAGGAGTACCAACATACATTTCATAAGAACCATCAATAAATGTCGTGGCAGCAGTCAGATATGGGTCTGCTTCGTTGAAGATAGTATCCAACAAACCACCACTATCATTACTGTCACCACAAGTTCCTCTACTTTTACCTCTAATTTTATTAATTTCGTCTAATTCCTCAGGCGTACAATGTGTTACGCCAAAAAGAGGATACCAACCTACAGTATCTTTACCACCATCAGGAGTACGATCGCAGTTACTACCAAGAAACTTGATAAACAATGCAATCAAACCAGTGATACTAGTAATACCTTTCTTAAGAAGATCAGTCCCTGCTTCAAAAATTTCACTGCCTGCTCGCCATGCTTCAATGATCTCTTGTGCTTTACCAACACCATCAACGATACCTTTTACAGTATCAACAATTTGAAGAACGGAATCGAGAAGTTTCTGAACCTGGCAGATGACACTATCAATAGTTGCCTGAACACCTTGAAGAACAAATGCTGCCTTATCAATAACTCCATCAAGAAAGGAATCAACAAAACCAAGAAGAGTTCCTACAGGATTATTAATAAAACCAATGATTTGGGAGTCAATACCACAAAGTGAACTAAGGATCTTCGATACTGCCGTTTGGATAACAGTGAATACCACAAATGGAGCACCAGTTGCACCACCAAGAAGATTAACGAGTTCTAATTGTTCCGCTAAGTTGGCAAGTGATTGTCTCATAGCAGAAACCACTTGAGTAAACACGGACCCTAAGAAGTTCTTAATCTTAGCCATCAATGCTTTTGCAGAGACGATCTTCCCAGTTACAACGTCCATAAAATCACCATCTTCTGCCCTAACCAAAGTTCCTGCATGATCTGCAAGATCTTCTAGAAGATATGATAATTTATACTCCAATGTTTTCCATGGACCGCCGACACCATTTGCAGCAGGTATTGGTTTCTCTGGTTGTCTAGGTTTGACAGGATTACCACCACTGCCATTCAGACGTGTGCCAATACTAGCTGCTCCAGTTCCACCAAGTTGAGAAGATGCATTACCATCAACACCCTTCTGATTAGGAAGGGCAGGTGCATTATCTTCTTTAGGTCTATTATATCCTTCCTCGGCAGTTCTTGCCATACTAGCATTAGGAGTTCCAGGATGCATCGTTTGAAGATTAACCCCCAAACCAGGTTCCATTTTTTCACCTGTAAAAGCAAACTGTTTTGTAGTTTTACTCTCAGCAGATTTTTTAATACGCAAAACACCAATAACAATAGGCATTTGTGCAGATTCTCCATCCATGAAGAATCCCATAACGATTGCACCAGGTTGTAGTTGCCCCGCACTCTCCCCTTG